CTATGAAGAAGCCGGATGTTTACGGAGAGTTTAGATTAAGCACAGCAATTCACGGCGGGAAGCAAGTTGAACAATGGTATTGGAATCAAGCTGGAGCTGATGCAATGACGGATATTTTTTCACGATTACGATCTTAACAAAAAAGCGCCTAGTGAGAACATTGACGCCCGTCACAAAAATCAAGTGAATTTATTGTTTTTTTATACAAAAGAGCTATTGTTTAATTAAGCAAAACGAAATGGCGGGCAAATCATGAAATCACTTATCGCAACAGCAATCATCACATCAACTCTTTTAGTTGGTTGTGCTCAGTCATCTGGTCACTACGAAGTAAGCTCAACAGCTACCAGTAAAGCTGACTTGGTGGTGATTGGTATTCCCGGGCTAATGGGAGAAGTAGGGACGTCATTCCCCGTATCAGAAACGCTATCCATCACTGCTAAGCACGTCCACTCTCTCGATAAAACCGTGGCTGAAAATCCGGACTGCGACATTAAGATTATTCGTCATGACAATAAAGGTAAACGCATCGATCAGTTTGAAAATATAAACCTGGGTGATTCAGTCACTGTTTATGGTTACTCTGGCCGCACTGGTCTACCAACTGAGAGTCATGGCGTGGCACTGAAAAATTACACAGCTCCCAACACCGGTGATATGAACGAAAAGTGCATAGTGGTTACATCAAGCGCCGGTGGGATTCAGGGTAATTCAGGCGGGCCCGTCTATCATAATGGCAAGATTGCTGGAGTGATGATTGCTGTCAATACGGAATGGGGCGATAGCGAATTCAACAGTGTTTTTGTCCCTTACGCAGCAATCAAAGATTGGCTGCATGAAAATGGAATTAAATAGCAAAAGCGTGACACAAATCAAAGAAATCTTGGTTAACTGAACTATAATAAGACCATAAAACAAACGGAGAGACAAAAATGGACTATGAATTATACGAAGAACTCATGGATTTATTGGGTAATTCACACGAAGATGACGAAACGGAAGTTGAATTTGAATCTGAAAATTTGAAATAAACGGAGAGATAAAATGGGAAAAGAAACATTTCGGGAATTTTGCGCCCGGATACTGCCAGTTGTGAAGGCTGGGGCGGATGGCAAACCAACATTGGTTAAAAGTGCTATTGGGTGGTTAACTCATGGTAACTCGAGTGATTTTTCATTCTCTTCTGGAGTGGAATACCAAGTCAAGCCAAAAACTCACATCGTGAATGGGTTCGAGGTTCCACTGGGGGATGCTGAGTTTAAAAAGGCAGAAGCTTGTTTTTACGTAAGCTTATATGATACCAAATATTATGACTGGTATGCATACAATGGTAGCGTTTTAGACAAAATGGCAATTTCTCGGGGCCTACTCTTCAAAACAAAAGAAGCAGCAATCGCTAACGCCAAGGCAATGCTAGGGATTGATCCATATGGGGAGGATGCGGAATGAATACCATGAAGTTCAGGGCGTTTGATGGCGTTGAAATGCGTTATGATATAAAGGGTTTGGAATGCTACCCAGTTGGATGCGTTGCCGGTGTTAATATTGATGAAGATTACTTTCGTTTAATTGAAGGAATAATTGCATTTCATCCATTAGCTAAACTAATGATATTCACTGGATTAAAAGACGTAAATGGGGTTTTAATTTATGAAGGTGACATTGTCAAAGTAATTACGGATAGTGAAGATCTGGATTCAGATTTTCTTCATGAAGTTAAGTGGAATTCAGATGCGGGATGTTTCCCGGTTGATGTCCATGGAGATTATGACTTAACGACAATGCACTGGGCAATTGATACCCATTACTATAGATATGAAGTTGTCGGAAATATCTATCAGAATCCTGAGCTAATTAAAATGGATGGTGAATGATGGCAATGCAACCACCTACTTCCCGCGAAAACTACAACGCGATCATGAACAAAATCCGGTCAGGCAAACACAGCCCAGCGGAAGGATCTAAATTGCGGTCGCTCGCTGATTCACTAAAGAAGCAGGCAGAGGAAGAAGAAAAAGAGAATCCGAGCATATTTGATATGATTTGGGGTAAGAAATGATTAAGATCTTTCTGTTTTGGTGGGTTCCTGAAATCGAATACTATCCGGGTGGGGATGCTTACTTTCAGCATCCGGATAGTTGGATGGCATAGAGAGGTGGGGTTATGTTCTTGTGTATATTTTCATGGGCTGTTGTCGCTGTGGCGATAATGGCTGCGGTAGTGGGGTGGCACGGTTTCCTCTGGTTTCTATTGGGTATTGCATTGATTGAAGTTGTTACGCTACTGGTAATTTTCATCGCATATAGCAGGAGGGCATGCGGATGGTAATAGCTGATGTTGGGTTGATGGTGTGTCTGATCGTGATGGCACTTATTGCAGGCTTTGGTTATGGGTGGGTGGCCCACGCCGCTTCTTACCGAAGACAGATGGAGGACATGAAGTTTAATCTGAGGTTTCTGGCGGATCGATTGGTTGAGGAGCAGGAGAAGAAAAAAGAAATTATAGATAGAATCCAAAATCAGCAGCAAAACAGATGCAAATGAATCCACGCGTAATTTGCAAGATAACAGGTGAACACTTGCACCGAGAGGCAACATGACCAAGATCTATGTAACGAAATATGCACTGAGTAATGGTATCCAAGAAGTGGATGCGGATATAGACGACGACAAAGGTATGGCGCTGTACAAAGCAGAAGAAACAATATACACACAATACGTACACCTACCTTTTTATCACCTTTCAAAAGAAAGTGCGATTGCGCATGCGGAGGAATTGCGAGCGAAGAAACTAAAATCACTAGAAAAGTCCATCAAAAAAATCAAGTCAATTAAGTTTGATTAATCAATTAAGACATTGCCACCTTCGGGTGGCTTTGTTTATTCAATGAGTTGATCGTGATATACTGCCCCTATAGCGGCAAAAAAGCGGCAGAGGTTATCATGGGTGGGAAGACAAAGACAACGTGGGTTAATGGCGCTCCAGAGGGCACGCCAAAGCGCGGTCAGGGCAAGCGAACCCTGTTACTAAGGGCATTAGAGAAACACGGCGTGAGTGAATCTGAGTTCTATGAGGAGATGGTATCGAGAGCTCTGGATAAGGGCGATCAAAGTTCAGGCGCATTCTTTCGCGAGGTGCTTATTCGCATATACCCACCTAGCAAAGCGACATCGCCCCTAGTTGAATTCAAGATATCAAGCGAAGACCCAGCGCAGCAAATTAGGGACGTCCTTCAATCGGTGGCGGATGGCGACATTCCTGCAGATGTAGGTCAGACGATAAGCGCAATCATCAAAGACGTAATGTCGGTCACTGAGATCACCGAACTGGCGGAGCGGCTTGAACGCGTAGAAGCTTTACTTAAAGAGCAAGCAAAAGATGCGTAGGCGTCTAACTGTTAAGGCCATCGAAGATATTGAGGCTAAGGCTGGAACAATGGCGGAAGACTGCCCTGCCGTTATAGCTATTTGCGATATGAACAGAGACGTTGTGCGCAAATGGCAGATAACGAAGACAGGAGTGGTGGCGACCGATAAGGAGCCTACTTTATACATACCAGAACGATTGGAAAAAATAATATTCCCGAAACGCAAAAAGATCATCTGGGGCGGTCGAGGCTCAGGTAAGACGAGAACGGTTGTCGGTCTACTAAATGAGATATCCAGAGTAAGGAAAACAAGAACAGCGTGTTTCCGTGAAATTCAGGATTCAATAGCTGATTCATCATATCAGGAGCTGGTGGATGACTTCGAGCGCAGAGGTATGGAGAAGTTCTTTCGGCCGATAGAGCGCCGCATCCGCGTGCCAAATACCAAGTCAGCGTTTAGCTTTGATGGCCTATATAGAAACCTGACCAAGCTAAAGGGCAAGGCTAACTGCAACATAGCCTGGGTTGAGGAAGCTGAGAACGTATCCCGCCAGTCATGGGATTATCTAATCCCAACATTCCGAGCTGACGGTTCAGAAATCATGGTGACATTCAATCCAGCTGAGGAAACGGATCCAACATGGGCCGACCTAGTTGCTCCGTTCTGGAAAGATTCCGTCGATGGAATATATGAAGACGAAGATAACCTGATCATTGAATGTAACTGGATACATAACCCGTGGTTCACAGAAGTATTGCGCAAAGAAAAAGACCTGATGCGCCAGCGAGACCATGACAGGTACATGTGGATTTGGGAAGGTAAGTTCAGAACTCAGTCAGATGTCAAAGTGCTAAATGGCAAGTGGAGAATCGACGAGTTCATCCCAGACGCAAATAACTGGGATGGGCCATATTTCGGGGCTGACTTTGGTTTCGCCCAAGACCCATCGACGCTAGTCAAGTGCTGGATACACGATGAAAATCTTTATGTGGAGCGTGAAACTGGTGGTGTAGGCATTGAGCTTGATGATATGCCAGCCATGTACGAAAAAATAGATGGTGTCAGACGGTACCGGATATACGGCGATTGCTCTCGGCCAGAAACTATATCTCACCTGAAGAACAAGGGCTTCGACATTAAGCCGTGCGACAAGTGGGCGGGCTCTGTTGAAGATGGAATTACATACCTGCGGTCATTCAAAGAAATCATTGTTCACCCTCGATGCAGAGAAGTGATCTACGAATGCAACGCATACTCTTACAAAGTAGACCGCTTGAGTGGTGATATACTCCCGCTTATAGTAGACAAAGACAATCACTACATAGATGCCATCCGCTACGCGCTCAACAACATGATCAAAGGACGTGGTAAGATGGTCATCACGAAAGAAGCAATTCAGGCGGCAAGTCGATTCCCAAGGAGAACCCGATAATGTTTTTTCGAAAAAAGAAACCAGTTGAGCCAGTTGCTACAGATGACAAAGAATCGATCAATCGTAGACTGATTGCGGCTCAAAATGAGCTCGCTGCGATCAAAGCTTTTGGTGCTGCAAAGAAAAAGACGGTTCGAATTGGAGCGCCAAAGCTACCGTCTAACGTAGTGCCAGAGGGTAAGAAATCTGCACTGGCCATGGATGATGCGCTAGATACGTATCAATATATGAACACCACCGGATGGTCGATGCAGGACTTTCAACCATTCCCCGGATATCCATACCTGGCGTCACTGGCTACTCGCGCAGAATTCCGCACAGCCATCACCGTAACAGCAACAGAGCTCACGCGTGAATGGATTGAGTTGTGTTCAAAATCAGAAGATGGCAGCAAAGAAGAACGAATCAAAGAACTTTGTGAGGCGATGGAATACTTCGACCTTAAGCGAATCGTATCATCATGCGCAACTAATGAGTGCATGTATGGGCGAGGAAACTTGGTCATTAAAGTAAAGAACGCCGACATTGCAACGCCAATGATTCTGGACGAGAAGACATTCCGCAAAGGGATGCTTGAAGGATTCGCAAGCGTTGACCCTATTTGGG